CAGCTAAATCAGTCCCTAAATATAATTTCCCATCGGTAGTGTTTGCCCCTATCTCCGAGACTACACACTCACTCGTTGACGGAACATTATCGCCAGTTGTACTATTCTTTGTGAGGATTAGGTTTGCCACTAAGCACTAGCCCCTGAACTTGCTTTTTTCTTTTTTTTATACACTCGCTTGGGTTTCACTTCTTTAGATTTTGCCAACTCTAATTTTAACACTTTCACCTGTTCCTTTTCCAATGCGAGTTCAGTATTCTTTTTGTTCAGAGTGTTATTGAACTCTGCACGATATTCAGCCATTTTTTTATTGCTGGTTTTTTTTATCTCTTCTTTCTCGGCTGAACTCCGTGCAAGGTTATCCTCTAGAGTCCTAATCTTTTTTTTCAGCGGTTCGGTACTTTTTTGAACCTCATCTATCTTTGTCCAGAGTTCGCTGATTACTTTATCTTTGTTAATTAAATCGACAACCTGAACTCCCAATTTGTTGACCAAATCGTCAGATGTGGTTAAATTAGGGCACAGTTCTTTTTCATTTGTTCCTTGGTAACTCATTAGAATGAACCTCCGTTGATATTAAATTGGTCTAAAGTGTTATTAGCATCGCCACCTTTTAATGTCGCCCCACCGCCTATTTGGACAGTATTATCAGACCCCTTTAAAAGTAATTGACCTTTGGAATTCCCTCCATCACTAACGAAGAAAGCGATATCAGCATCGTCTGTAATGTTCCCGATGATTAACGAGTTCGCCGCAAATCCTAAATGGTCTGATGTTCCTTCAATCGACCCAGTCAACTCAACATCCGCTGATGCCCCGTCCGATTTCGTTCTTATTACGGCATCGGAATTTGTACCCAAGGTGAGCTTTTCATCATCACCTACAGTTACCCCATCACAAGTTAATGTTCCAGACATAGTATCGTTACCAGAATTTATAACAAAGGCATCATCTACATTCAGCGTAACAGAGTACGAACCGCTTGTAGTGTTAGTCTCACTAGCGGTTGAAAGATTAGTTCCTCCAGTAATGCTTACTCCCGTCATATCTCCAGTATTAGTAGTATAATTGTATGCAGTTATTTTATCCTGAATAGCGGCTGATGTCATAACCGAAGTATCGTTATCAGCAAAACTCTCTGCACTAGATTGAACTGTTGTTAAAGCAACGCTATCCATAGTGAGTCCACCAGCTGAGACCACGCCTGTAGTTGTGATAGTTGAAGAGCCATTATCAATTGCCCCAAATCCAGAAGTTATAGAACCAGAATTTAATGCTCCAGTTGTAACTATATTACTTCCCCCAACATTGTGACTTGAAAAATATGTAGAGACGGTATCGACATTAGTCATACGCATCGTCCCTCCATCATTGACTAGCAATCCATCTCCACTTGCTACTGATGTTGTTCCTCTCGCAGTCCCCCCGTCTATTAGATTTATTTCATCTGGGGTTGAGGTAATTGCAACTGTACTGGCAGCTGCCAAGGCTGGTATATAATATGTCCCAGCTGCAAAATTTGAAAGCTTATGAGTTTGGTCTGCTGTTGGATTAACCACATCTAAGGTGCTCTCGTAACCGTCAGCCGAAGACCCCTCAAATATTACACCACTCGATGTATTAACCGTCTCAACATCTACTGTTGTTGTTGTTCCAGAAACCGTCAGATTACCAGCAATTGTTACAGTATCGTTAGAGTCTCCAATAGTTACTGCGTTACTACCAAAGCCCCCAGCCAATGCTGTTTTTAAATTCGCCACAGAAACATCTGTATCAGTATTTGTAACAGTATTTGTGATTGTTACTGTCCCATCAGCTGTTGTTTCACAAGTAATCCCAGTCCCAGCTGTGAACATCAAGTCTTCACCCTCTGTAATTGTTGTAGCATTACTATCAGTTGTTGCTGATACTGTAAAACCAGAACCCATTGTATTAGTATGCGACTGCCCATCTACATAGGCTTTAATACTTTGCTGAGTCGCAAGTTTGGTAGCACTATCAGACCCCATAGCATCTTCATCAAGAATACCAGCACCAAACCACATAGCCTCATCTGGAGAACCTCCTGTAGAACCATCGGTATCGCCTAGTTTAGTTCCTATAAATAACTTACCAGTATTTGCATTAAGAGCTATCTCGCCAATCTTAACATCACTCGTAGTGGCATCAGTAGAGGCATCACCTTTAGTTTTTAAATAAATTTCATTTGCCATAGTCTATTCCTTTTAGTATGAGCCACCATTGACAGTTGCCCCATCAAGGGCATCTTGTTCAATTGTAACATTGTTGCATTCAAGTTTAAAAATTTTTGCTGTTTGACCTATATCGAGCTTAGGCATTCTTACTTTATCTTGTGAAAGTTCTATGGGAACACTCTGCTCCCCAGCTAAGACTGCCCTTAAATCATTATCAAGTGGTGTATTTAGTTTTAAATCTATCATTATCTGAGATGATATTTTACTGTAGCATTAACTGAATAGTCCCCATTCGTTCCGTCACTCGCCATTACTAGCAAACAAACATTCCCCGAATCTACATTAGCATTTTGAACGATTAGGCTTTGATAATTCGCCTGTTCATATCCGTTGCTTGTCATATCTGATCCGTCTGCGACCACAACTCCGCTGCTAAAATCACCACAAGTAACGCCAGTAGTAGTTGTAATGTCATATGTCATTAAATGAAATTTAATAGTATCTCCTATTGCCCCACCTGGAGCCACCCATACATCCACGCCATCAATTGTTATGTTATCGGGGACATACCATGTCATTGGAATAGCATCGTCCATATCTATTGTAAAATTTTTCGTTGTATCTGGATTAGTCCCTGTTCCTAACTGTAACTCTCCAGAAGATGAGAATAGATTTCCAAAAGGAATCGCTGTATGTGTATTAGCAGCTGAAGGAATCCCATCGGATGAGTTGACAGCAAAATAAGCATATTGGGTATTTGTATAATGACCTAAAGCAGATACTAGATCGCTTGATGTATCTACTTTGAACTTACTATTCCCGTCCTTATCGTGAATATCTAAAAGTGCAGCATCGTCAATAGTAGGCTTTACCTTAATAGAGTTCTTTTCAATATATAAAGCAGAGCCAGTTCCACCCCCAGACTCTACTTGGCGTAAAGTGTCATCAACCCCAGAGTTAGAGTTCTCTATCTTTAATAAATCTTTATAGGTTGTAGAGGGGGTTTTTGTTGCTAGTCCAGCCATTATTTCTTCAACTCAAAGTGTGGAAAATCATCAAACATATTATCATTTACTTCCCAGTTCTGATTCCAATCTCCACCCCACCTTAGATTGATGTCCAAACTTTTGGCAATCCCAAGAACAAAACCAGCGAATAATGTGAACCTCTCTCTGTCTCCCCAATCAACTGGGTAAGGAGCCACATCCACAGCATTACTAGGAGAACTATTATGCCTACCCTTAGGAAATGTAAGTTTCGTTTTCCCTTCTTTGTAGAGAGCATTCTGTCTATCTTTACCCCTATGACCTTCCAATACAGAGCAATCCACCGTCTTGATAACTTCATTAAAGATTTTTTTTAACTTAGGGTGACACGATGACAGGTTTTTCTTTGACTCTTGTCCAAAATGGGGCATTTAAAATATTTTCCACTTGAGATTAATCACAGACTTCAATACATCAAGGACTTCTTTCATAATCTTTTTCTTTTCCTTATTGGTTACTTTTTTATCTGCATAAGCTTCCTCAAGGACCCGTGCGACATCACCAACCTCTTTCATCATGGTCTTGTATTTGGATGCCATCATAGTGGCAACTCCAGCTAATATCAACCCGATTAAATAAAATAGGTTCGTCCAACTAAAATAGTCTGATAAAAATCCAGCCATAACCACACTATCTAAAGAAGAATGATAAAGACTAATCATTATTTCAATTCCTTTTTAACTTTTAAAAAAATATACACAAGCGTAAGTAGAGACACACATAATTGAACTGTTGGTGCTAAACTCTCTATCCACCACACTCCAACCCCACTCACACCCGCTGTAACTGTTTTAACTTCCTCGACCATTAATCCTCCCTTTTACAAAATGTAAGCAATCTGTTATTTGATTCATTTCTGCAACTGATTTCTCGTACCGTCTTTCGGCTCTCTCATCCGAAATGTTCCAACGATCAATTAATTTAACAACTATATTTTCTATTTCTAGTAATTTCCCCATAAGGGTCTTTTGGAGAAACATCATCTGTCCCGCGAAAAGCATTACCATGACCCCAATTACTCCATACTCCGCCATCACTTCTACCACTAAAAACCCTCCGAACTATAGAACGGGGGAGCAAAAAGCTCCCCCAATTAACCGATTTAACTAACTAAGGATTAAGAAGCATCCAAGATTTTCCAGCATCTACGACTGGAAGCTGTATTTTCGTCTTTACCCATCCAACCCCAGACGGCATCTGTCACAACCTTGGTTCCAAGATAATCAATGTCATAATCATTCTGTACTCTCGGTTGAACCGAAAATGCAATGTTATTAAATGATTTATGAAAGAGATATCCATATGTCGCGGCACTTGCAGTACCAACTACATTCGACAAGAAAACTGGTAATCCACCAATTTTACCACAAAAACCTGTGATTCTTGAGAATGATGACATATTAGAGTCACCGATAGCATCTGCACGGACAAAGTCATCGGATGAGAAGAGTCCAGCATAAGTCGTTGGACTTAACACAAGATATGTGTTCCCATCAAGATAGTCAATGTCGTTTTGAGCCAATGTTTTAATCATTGTACCAAGATCTGCTTTAGCCATAATACCTGTTGATGAGGCTGCAAGTTCAATTGAATTGTCTGCATAGGTTTCAAACCCAGCTTCAACTGTGACTTCAATCTTCTTTGCCAGAGCATACCCAAGTTCTTGAGTATATTTTGCCATCAGATCATCGGATGCCTGTACACGAGCAACATCTTCAATCAACATACCAGCATAGTGATGCTTGTCTACTACTAAATCATCCTTGGACTCATCAGTAGCGTTTGTTGACCAACTTATCGCTGTGTGAACCGACTTTGAATCGGCACTTTGCTCATTGATCCGTGGCATATGAATTGTATCGCCACTATTAGAGACTTGATCCGACCAATCTGTGGATAATCCAGCTAAGATTAGGTTTTTTTGAAAATAATATCGAATTCCCTCAGTCCATACTTCTGGGATAAACGAATTGAAAAAGGTAGAGGCATTAGTTAAGCCACCACCAACTACACCTGTAATCGCCATTTATTTACTCCATAAAATTATTGATTTGATTTACTTTCGAGATAATCATTCCAAAAACTCTTCCGCTTACCTGAATCCATTGAGAAGATATTACCTTCTGGCAATTCTTTTTTAACCACACCTACATTATCTGGAGGGTTAGCCGCCTTTATCTTATCCGTGAGTTCGTCAACAACATCTAATAGATGTCCAGTCTTTAGATCTTTAAATTTATCCCGCTTATCTTCTGGCAGTTTATTTAAAGCATCGGTTCTAATCTTTCCGTCTTGTTCCTCAAACATTTTTTTATACTGCTTAAGTCCTTTAACTTCAGATTTTAACTGAGTGTTTAGTTCAGATACCTTTCCTTGCTCTTCAAGTTCTGCCCTTTTTTGTTCCTCTGCAATCTCAGATAATTTGAAGATTTTATCTTCTAATGCCTTGTTTTTGGCAATTACCTCATTTAAGCGAAAGCGTGGAACATTGTCGCTTACATTGATGTCGGGTTCTGTCCCTGGTTCCTGTTTTACGCCTTGAACTTCGGCTTTTTCTGTATTTTCAGACATTTTAACCTCTTGAGTGAGTTATTGTTTGTAAAATTAACACTTCATAATATAAATTGCTAAGTATCGATAATGCAAAAAGAAATATATCAATACAAGAAAAAATGGTTTAATTTTCTTGGTTATAAGCCACACGATGGACAATTAAACCTACATTATCCCGAAAAAGATGCCAGATTCTTCGTTTTTGTATGTGGTAGACGGTTTGGGAAGACCTGGGCAGCCGCTATGGAGGCAACCTTCGTTGCATCACAGCCAGATAAGAGAATATGGGTTGTTGGGACTTCCTACAAGAAAGCAAGGCTTATTTTTCGTGAAATATGGAAACATATGGTCATTGGGAAGTTAGATGATGTTGAAAAGTGTTCAGAAAAAGATATGTACATTCGTTTCAAGTGGGGGACTACTGTTGAGGGTATGTCTGCTGATAATCCTTCTTCTTTAGTGGGAGAGGGGTTAGATTTTTTAATTATAGATGAAGCTAGTAAGATTGGTCCAAAAATATGGGATATGTACCTATCACCAACGGTAGTAGGTAGAAAAGGTAAGGTTGTATTTGTGACAACTCCCCAAGGCTATGATTGGATATATGACCTATATGCCCTCGGAAAGGAAGATAAAGATTGGTTTTCTGCCCAATTACCATCGTGGGTCAATCAACACGAGTTTCCAGACGGAAAATATGATACAGGAATCCTTGAGAGGAAAAGAAATATGTCTCAAGAACTTTTTTCTCAAGAATTCGGGGCAGAATTTACATCCTTGGAAGGGAGAGTTTATCCTTTCGTAAAAGAAGAAGATGTAGGTGATCATCCATATGATCCTAAGCTTCCAACATACTGTACAATAGATTTTGGCTACCGTATGCCAGCCGTTTTATGGATTCAAACTTATTCAGAGGGTGGTATAGAGCATATAAAAATATTTGATGAGATTATACATGAAAGAGATATCCCGACTCAAAAACTTATAAATAAAATAACTGAGAGAGGGTATAAGCCAGATGCTTACTATGGAGACCCTGCTGGTGGCTTTGTCCAGGGACAAACAGGATTAGGGGATATTGAAATATTTAGAAGAAACGGAATCCGTGTCCAATATAAAAAGAATAAGATAAGCAGAAACATAGCATCAAGCGTTAGCTATGTTAGAGGGTTTTTTGAGAGTGCGGATGGACTTAGAAGAGTTCATGTTAATAGCAAATGTGTTGGGATAATAGAAGATTTTTCAAACTATAGATTCCCAGAGATTGTTGACGGGCGAGTATTAAAAAATGACCCCATTAAAGATGGGTACCATGATCACGGAAACGACTGTTTTAGATATTTTATAACCAATAGATTTCCAATGAGGAATAACAAATTACAGAGGGTGCAAAGATGAATATAATAAGTCAACTTTTAACTGAACATAAATTAAGAGCTGCACAAGCAAGGCGAAGAATGGTGAGAAAATATTTAGATTACTATTCTGGAACAGCAACCGTTCAATATATAAAAAATTACTTCGAGGGAACTGCTTTTAATGAAATTCCTCCCTATGAGGCAAATTTTACCAAAAAATTTATAAATAAAATTTCTAGAATATATACTCTTGGAGCCAATAGGAGTTTAGGGTCTAAGACTTTAAACGATAAGTATGCCAAGATGACAGAATTAAAAGATGTTAGGCTAAAACACTCTGAAAGAATGGCACGATTAATTGGAACAACCGCTAATAGAGTTATTTGGGAAGAGGATAGGGGGTGTTTTGACTATCGTCCTATTTATTACTTTGAATGCTACTTTGGAGATGATCCATTTGAACCACTTGCAAT